AAAATGGCGGTAAAGTTATACATCTAACTAGAAATCCATATGAAGATAATCATGATAGCGAAAAGGAGTTTGAATCATATGGCGATTTTGATTTTGTCATTGATAATGCTAATCTCGATATACATGAAACAAATATAAAAATAATAGAAGCGATAGATTTTTGGGGATGGCTAGATAAAGAGTTTACACCACCCAAAACAGAGCCGCCAAAAACAGAAAAAGAACTTGTTAGTGGCATACATAAAATAAAGAAATGAGATAAATATGGATTGTACATACATAAGAAGTAGCAGCTATAATCAGTACGAATATTGCCAGATGTCATATTTTTTGACATATAATTTGGGATGGCAGCAAACGTCAGGAAAAAAAGCCCAATTGGGAACCATTGTCCACAAAGTTATGGAGTGTTTAGCAACATGTAAAAAAGAGATACAAGATAATCCTAAGAGTACCAAACTGGAAATAGAAGACGATTCTTTAGGTAAAATAAAATTTACAAAGAATTCATTATATACAAAAACTTTTGTAGATAAACTGATAAAATCGTCTTATGACTACTATACTGGTAGTTGTGTTCACTCATACTCTAACGCCGATTTTAATTTCTGCAAAGATTTAGTCAAAATGGCTATAGAATATAACGATGGTCAATTTGATCCCAGAAATAGGAAAATAGTACAAGCAGAACCACATTTTGATATACCGATAGAGGAAGATTGGGCTAAGTATAAATATACATTACCAGACGGTAAAATTATTGAGGGGCAACTGGCAATAAAGGGAACGATAGACTTAGTAACGGAAGTCGATGATGGCATAATAGAGGTTGTAGATTGGAAAAGTGGCCGCAGGTTAAACTGGGCTACAGGTGAAGAAAAAACTTATGAAAAATTATGTGAAGATCCACAGCTACTACTGTATAACTACGCGATATCAAAATTGTTCCCAGAATACAAACAGGCCATAATGTCTATCTTCTTTATTAAAGATGGGGGCCCATTTAGCATGTGTTTTGATTCTGATGATCAAACAAAATTTTTGTCGATGCTTGAAAAAAGATTCAAACAGATAAAACGTAATGATTTTCCACAACCGGTTTCAAGAGACAGATCAAGTTTTAAATGCACAAAGCTTTGTCATTTTTATAAAAACAATTGGAAAGATACCAATACGACTATGTGTCATTATATCGAAGATCATATAAAAGCTTTTGGTTATGATGAAACGGTTAGAAAATGCACTAAAGAAAATCATAGCATTGGATATTACGAAGCTCCGGGTTAATAAAATGATAGAAATAAAAATTACAGAAGAAATGAAAAAAAGAGCTTGGCGTAAAGCTAGGCAAATGGGAAAATTGCATAACTCCATTACTAGCGGCGACGGAAATATAGCCGGGTTTCTTGGAGAAGAAGTTGCAAATGTTATAATAGGCGGATCAATTAGCAACACTTATGATTATGATATTGACAAGGATGGAAAAACATATGATGTCAAAACAAAAAGATGCACGGGAGAACCTAAAGACTATTATGAGTGTTCTGTTGCTGCATACAACACAAAACAAAAATGCGACGAATATGTATTTGTTAGAATTGAAAACATAAAAGGTAAATGGGGAAGGGCTTGGGTTTTAGGTTTTTATCCAAAAGAAGCTTATTTTAAAGACGCTAAATTCCTAAAGAGGGGACAAAGAGATGGAGACAATGGCTTTTTAGTTAAAGCTGATTGTTACAATATTGCGATTAGGGATTTGAAAAAAAATGGCTGAATTAATAGATGTACATCAAGAATTCCATCTTGGAAATAGATTTATATTTGATGTTGCTGAAAACATGTCTAAATTTTTACCAGATGAATATAGAGTTATTGTAAAGTATGATAGACAGGCTTATCATGATTATAGTCCAAATTTCTTAAATGTGTTATTGTCAACATCATGTGAATCACATAATCTTGCAAAAGATTTCTTTGATGAAAATGTTCACGCTATCTTTCAAAATTATTTTCATTTAAATAAGTGGAGCGAGCCCGTTCACAATAACATATCTTATCCACTACCAATAGGTACATTTGTAGATGTACCAAATGATATAAATATAAAACCACTACAGGAAAGAGAGTTTGATTTTTGTTTTATTGGCCAAATACCACATACTGGTACAAGGGATTGTTTTAAAAGAAATATAGATTCATTTATTAAGAATTTTGGAAACAGGTATAAATACAGAATACATTATACTAATTCTTTTAATGATGGATTATCTCACAATGATTATCTTGAAATATTAAACAATTCAAAAATAAGTTTCTGTCCATGCGGAGCATTTAGCAGTGAAACATTTAGATTTTTTGAATCAATTAGAATGGGGTCGTTTCCCGTAGTTGACTTTTTACCAAAGTTTTGGTATTATGAAGGTGCCCCATTTTTTTTAGTGAAATGGTTTCAGATAGAAAAAACAATACCACTTATGCTACAAAGCTTGGAAAACGGATATAATCATACTGAACACGTATCAAGGTATATGGATGAAATACTTAATCCAAAAAATTTGGCTAATATACTATCTCAAATATTGCTAAAAAGAGATTCTATTGGTATAGATTTAGTAAAAGGGCAAATCGAAAAAACAAGAACAGAGATGAAAAAACAATGTCGAATGTAGCGATTAATTGTAAAACGCACTATAGCCTACTTAGGGGTTTTTCAAAGTGCGAAGCATTAGCAAAGAAGTGTAGCGAATATGGTTACACTTCTTGCGTTTTAGCAGATGTAAAAACAATAGCTGGTGCTGTTGATTTTCATAAGGCTTGCAAAAAGTACGGAATAAAACCAATTATAGGGTGTGATTTTGAAGAATATATGCTTGTAGCTAAAAATAAAAATGGATGGCTCGATTTAATCAGATATTTTTCTGATCAGAATTTAACAAATCTTAAAGAGATATGTAAAAATGGAAATATTTTATGTCTAAGCCCAAACACTTCATTTAAGAAGATATTTCAAAATAGCTTTATTGAAGTATCGTATCAGAAATATGCTTCATACTATGTGGAAAAAAGTGACGCGGTTCTGCACAGGATATTGCTTTGTTCCGGCATGAAGAAAACAATACCACAAGTTAACAAGATTCTAAAAAACAATGAGGAATTCAATGACAAAATGTTTTTTATATCCGATGAATTTCATCTTAAAAGACCAGAAGATATTAATGTAGACTTTGATCTAGATAAATTATGCGAAGATTATGAAATAACGCACAAGCCAATGCTGCCAGAGTTTGAATGCCCAGACGACCTAAATCAAGATGAATACCTTACCCAATTATGTCGGATTGGCTGGCGGGAAAAGCTGATTAATAATGGCATAGTAGATGACGATGAGGTAAAATCAAAATATACCGATAGAATAAAATTAGAACTTGGCGTAATATTTGAAGCCGGATTATCTGGTTATTTTCTAGTTGTTCAAGATATAGTTAATGAGGTTAAAAGAAGGGGATGGATAGCTGGAGTTGGAAGAGGAAGTGCTGCTGGCAGTCTTGTGTCGTATTTGATCGGCATAACCGGTATTGACCCAATTAAATACAATCTTTTATGGGAGCGATTTTATAATCGAGGAAGAGATTCTGGTGATCATGTTTCTCTGCCGGATATTGATATGGACGTTCCAGCAGATAAAAGAGATGATATTATTGAGTACATTAAAAACAAATATGGGCACGATAAGGTTTCACAGATGATAACCTTTGGCAGACTTCAGGGTAGAGCCGCCCTTAAGGAAGTGCTAAGAATCAGTGATGTTGTCTCGTTTGCCGAAATGAATGAGATAACTAAAAACATACCAAATGAAGCTGAAATATCTGACCAGTTAGAATTGATGGAACAAAAATCAATCATCAGATGGGCACTAGAAAATGAACCAGAATCACTAGAGGCTTGGTGTAAAATAAATGATGATGGCGAATTAGTTGGGCCATTGTCCGAAATATTTGAGCAAGCTATAAAAATAGAAGGTACAAATAAATCACAAGGTAAACATGCTGCTGGTGTGATAATCTCTAAAGAGAAACTAAAGGATGTATGCCCAATGATTAAGGACAAAAATGGACAGATGATAGCAGGATTTGAAATGAACGATTTAGAGAGTCAGGGCCATGTCAAATTCGATGTTCTAGGAATAGATTTACTTGGAAAAGTTATGGAGATAATTAATTATGAAAGCAACTAAACAGGATATTAAGACAGTAGTATTTTCTGGTTGTGCTTTAGAGCTTGATGGTGTATCAATTTGCAATATTGAAAACTATCTAAAGAACGCCGTGGTCAAAAGATCAGCAAAATATCAAGTGTGGTCAGATAGGCATAGGTGCTATAAGCTTTATCACAATATTGATGAGGCTGTAGACAAGTTTCTATCATTAACAAAGGATAAAGTATATGGCTAATACGAGGGATCTGATCGTGCTAGATTTTGAAACTGGGGGAGCAAACCCACACACATGTCAACCAACCCAAATAGCCGCAATAGCTATACACGGAAGAAAACTAACACTTCAGCCAAACGGTGTTTTCAATAGTGAGATTCGTCCAATTATTGATGATGAAAAGGCCATAGCCGCTGGTGTTGGTCCACTTGAAGACAAAGCCCTTGAAATAACAAGAAAAACCAGAGACGGGTTAGCTAAAGCGCCACCACCAAAAATAGTTTGGAAAAAATTTACTGAATTTGTTAACCAATACAATTGGAAAAACACTTCCTTTACTGCACCTATAGCTGCTGGCTTTAACATCATAGGATATGATATGCCTATTGTTAATCGTATGTGTAAGCAATACGGTCCATATAACAACGATAAGGGGGAACAAAAGCTGTTCAATCCCATATTTAAAATAGATCTTATGGATCATATTTATTGCTGGTTTGAAAATAACCAAGATGTTAAGTCTTATAACATGGATTATCTGAGAGAATATTTTGGTTTATCAAAAGATAATGCTCATGATGCTTTACAGGACGTTAAAGACACAGCAAATATATTAATTAAATTCTTAAAGCTACAAAGAAGTCTTCTTAAAAAGATAAAGTTTGAAAAATCATTTGCAAATGGGGATATGTACATTGAGTAAGATGGAGTTAAATGACTTTGAAGATCAAGACGTATGGGATTTGATATGCAGTGGAAAGACAAAAGGTGTTTTCCAGTTAGAGTCTAATCTTGGTAGACATTGGGCAAAACAACTAAAACCAAGAAGTATTTCTGAATTATCTGCTTTGATCAGCCTCATTCGACCGGGGTGCATCTCTGGTGATACAAAAATAACAGTATCTTCTTACATACATAAAGATGGCAATGTTAGGTTTGTAAGAAAAACAATGAAAGAATTGTTTATCAATAAAGATAGGTACGATAGTTTATTTTCTATTGACAAAGATTACAATCTTGACATGAATAGGGTTTCTGATATTTTTTATAGCGGGCAAAAAGAGTGTTTTAAAGTTTTAATCTCTAAAAGGCCAAACAGGAAAAAGTCTTGGAAGCAACCAATATATTATGATTTGGAATGTACAAAAGACCATAAGCTATTGAGAAGTGATGGCGAGTGGGTGGAGCTTCAACATTTGAAACTTGGCGACCGTATAGCGATACTTAAAAAACGTAGACCGGAAGGACAAAGAAAGAAGCTTGTAGCAAATAGACATGCCCCGTCAGCAGATAAAGTAGAAAATGCTAGATTAAGACTACCACAATCTAATGACATAGAGTGGGCTGAGTATGTGGGTTGTGAATCGGTTGGCGTTAAAGATACTTATGATATAACAATGGATGGACCTAATCATAATTTCATGGCTGGTGGCATTGTTGTTCATAACTGCCTTAAGGCTTATACAGACGGCAAAAGCATGACTCAGCATTATGTAGATAGAAAATCTGGAAAAGACCCGACAACATTTCCACACGATTCTCTATCTGATATACTGAATGAAACTTACGGCGTTTTAGTATATCAAGAACAATCAATGATTATAGCCCAAAAGCTTGCTGGGTTCAGTCTACAGGAAGCAGATGTTTTAAGAAAGGCTATCGGTAAGAAAAAAGCGGACCTCATGGAAAAGGTTAAAAAATCATTTATAGAAGGTGCTATCAATAAGGGAATCGTAAGTAAAGAACTTGCAGAAGAAATATTTTCTTGGATTGAAAAATCTAGTAGATATTCGTTCAACAAATCTCATGGGGTTGCATATGCCATAAACGCATTCTGGAGCGCGTATTGTAAATATCATAAACCCACAGCCTTCTATATTTCATATCTAAATCACGCACACAGAAAGCCAGATTCGCATAAAGAAATTAAAGAACTGGTTGTTGACGCTAAACTTCTTGATATAGAAGTGTATCCACCAAGACTTGGTAACATTTATAAAGATTTCACAAGTATGGGTGGTAAGATTTATTTTGGTATATCGCACATAAAGAATGTGGGCGATTCAGAGTGCGATAAAATCGTAAACAACTTTTCAAACAGCGAAATAAAAAACTTTTCTTGGGTTCAATCGTTGGTAGAAATTATATACAAGGGAAAAGTTAACAAGAGGGCGGTTATATCTCTAATATCTGTTGGGGCCTTCAATGGGCCTAAAAATATAGAATCTAGAAACAAAATGCTATATGAATTTGATAGCTGGAATCAGCTAACCCAAAGAGAAAAAGACTATATTGCAGATAATTATTCTGAATTTTCATCGCTTAACGAATGTATAGATAATATGCTGTCTAATTTTAAGTTAACATCAAAGCGAAAAGAAGTAGTTTCAGATATTTGTGAATCTCTTAAAAATCCATTTTATGATACTCAAGATAGTATTTCAACTATAGCGCAGTACGAAGAAAAATATATGGGGTGTTCTTTAACTTGTAGTAAATCAGACGCGGTTGATAGTACGTTTTCTGCAACAATGTGCAAAGACATATCCAACGGATTGATAACAGGTAAAGCAAATATTATAGTTACTATAAGCTCAGTAAGGACATATAAAACAAAAAAGGGGAAAAATCCCGGTCAAATTATGGCGTTTTTGTGTGTTGAAGATAGTAGCGGTATGCTGGATTCGATTACTGTGTTTCCAGAGTCTTATGAGAACTACAAAGATTTGCTAATTGAAAATAACACAGTACTAATACAGGGCGAAATCTCAAAAAGAGATAAGTCTTCAATTATTGCAAATAAAATTACTCAGGTTTGAAACAATATGAATAAATGCTATTTTTTAGGTAGATTGAAAGAACGACCAAGGTTACAAAAAATTAATGATACAAATGTTATTAGATTCAATTTAGAAGTAGAAGAATTTAGGAAAGATAAGTCTGGAACAAGGAAAAAAAGAAAAGACGTTTTGACATTTGAGGCTTGGGATACGGCAGCAACAGCAATAAACAAACAGGCACTACCTTACGATAATATGGTAGTTGAGTGCGTTGCTAGAAATGATAGACCAAGTGACGATATTGTGTTTAGGGTGACAAGCTTTAGGATTTTTAAAACATTTGAAGATGAGAAATAAAAAAATATTATTTGTATCAGAAGCCCCTTGGTATAGTACTGGATACTCTGTATATACTAGTCAAGTATTAAAAAGACTATGCAATGAGAATCATTTAGACATAGCTCAATTGGGTGTTTATGTAGAAGAAAATGATCCAAATATTAAAAACTTTCCTTGGAAGATATATTGGAATAAGCCAAGCAAATCAAACCCACAATATTCTAATTATCAAAAAAGTCCATCGGCGCAATTTGGCGATTTCATGTTTAATGAAGTATTGCTTGATTTTATGCCGGATGTTGTTATAGATATTAGAGATTGGTGGATGGTAGAATTTGAACAGCGTTCTCCATTTAGAGATTTCTATAAATGGGCGATTATGCCAACAGTAGATGCGGCCCCGCAAAACAATCAGTGGATCAGCACATACGAATCTGCTGATGCCGTATTTGCATATTCTGAATTTGGTAGAGATACGCTAACAAGTCAATGCGACAATATAAATTTTATTGATGTAGCGTCACCGTCAGCAAGTGAAGTTTTTTGTCCAGTACCAGACAAAGCGGCCCATAAAGAAGAGCATGGCATAAATAAGGATGCGTTTATAATTGGTACAGTGATGAGGAATCAAAAACGTAAACTATATCCAGATTTATTTAAATCTTTTAGGGAGCTTATAGATTCTTCAAATGAAGATAATACATTTTTATATTGCCATACATATTATCCAGATATAGGTTGGGATATACCAAGTCTATTGGATGAATATAGCTTATCAAATAGGGTTTTATTCACCTATAAATGCAAGAAATGTGGAAAGATATCTACAGACTTTTTTCAGGATTCTCTACAGTTTTGTAAGAAGTGCGGAAATTTCTCAAATCAATTAGTTGGTATCAACAATAGCATAAACGAAAAAGAATTATCAAATATATATAACATGTTTGATGTCTATGTGCAATACGCAAACAGTGAGGGTTTTGGTATGCCGCAACTGGAAGCGGCTTTTTGCGGTCTTCCTGTTATATCAATTTATTATTCTGCTATGGAATCTGTTATAGATAATATTGGCGGTTTTGGTATTGAGCCTTTAGGGTTTTCTAAAGAATGCGAAACAGGCTGCAATAGGGCCATACCTGATAACAAGAAATTTGTAGAATTACTTAAAGAATTGAGGTCTATACCCATTGATAAACTAAGATCAATTGGTGTGCAGATAATGAATAAAGCAAGAGAAAAATATAGTTGGGATATTGTTGCTAATAAATGGTTAGACTACATAAATAGTCAAGACACTTTAGATGAAAACCTAACTTGGAAATCGCCATCAAGAGTGAAAATTCCAGCCACAAGCATACCAAAAGAATTACAATCAATAACAGATAAGGTAAATTATATATTTACAAATGTTTTACATAAACCAGAGTTAATAAATACATACTTCTGGAAAAAGGTTGTTAGAGATTGTACGTATGGATATAGATGTGATAATGTTGAGCCAGATTTTTACTTTAATGAATCGCATGTACAGGCTTATAATTCATATAAGTCTTTCTCTATAGAGGATGCATTTAAAGAACTCTATAATTATAGACAGCAAATAAACACTTGGGAAGAAGCTAGGCTAAGGAAAACATCCAAATGAAAGTGCTATACATAGGTCACTACAGAGACGGTACTGGATGGGGAAATGCTGCAATAAATAATATTCTGGCTATGGATAAAGCTGGGATTAATGTTGTGCCAAGAGCTATAACATATGAAACCCAAGACAGGGAATATCCAGAGAGAATAAAAGAGTTAGAAAGTACATCATCTTATGATTGCGACATATGCGTTCAGCATACATTGCCACACTTATGGTCATACGATTACTCATACAAGAATATAGGATTTATCGCAACAGAGTCTACATCATTTAAAGATACTGGATGGCAATACTATGCCAATATGATGGACGAAATATGGGCTCCTTGCTATGCGTCAAAAGCATCGTGCAGGATGAGCGGCGTTAATGTTCCAATAGAAATTGTTCCCCATTGTCTAGATATAGAATCATATCAATCATATGGATTCACAAAAAAAATAGGAGAATTAGAAAATACATTTAATTTTGCTTTTGTTGGAGAGTTCATAGAAAGAAAAAATATTCAAGCATTATTGATAGCGTTTCATTCTGAATTTAGATATAATGAACCGGTAAATCTATTCATAAAAACATCTAAACATAATGTTGACTATGTTAAGAATTATTGCAGTAATGTAAAGCGTGGTTTAAAATTAAGAAAATCATACAAAGATGAGATAATAATATCTGGAATGCTAAATTTTCCAGATTATGTTTCTGTTCTAAAACAATGCAATTCTTTTGTTATGCCTAGTCGCGGTGAGGCTTTTTGTATTCCGCTATTAGAAGCAATGTCTCTCGGTATACCGGCGATATATACTGCCAATACAGGAATTGAAGATTATGCCTATGGCGTTAAGGTAAAATCTTTGGAGAAACAATGTTTTGGTTGTGTTGATAGTATACCATACCTAGATAATGCAAATAGCTCTTGGCATGAAATAGATATTGCCGAATTAAGATTCGCCATGAGGGGACAGTACATGAAATGGAAAACGAGCCAAGAAGAAAAAGAAAAACAAGAATGCATAGAAGCGGCACATGCGTTAGACCATAAGAAAATAGGATTAAAAATAAAGGACATACTAAATGACGGCTAGTGCAACACCAAGATCTATAAGATCAATAATGAAACATTCTAAAAGGGGCGACAAATTAAATATATTAACTTTTGCCACACATGAAAGATATGAGTATAACCTATGTAAAACTGGGCATGATTTTTACTCATTGGCTATTGGTAAAACTTGGGACACTGAATATTCACCAATACCAGAAAATTACCATGTCATAAAAGATATTCCAAACGAAGTAGATTTTGATATAGTGCTATCACACACAGCGTGTAATAGATATGATTATGCTCATCAGTTACTTTCTGGCTTTAATATGCCGGTAGATCGTCGTACAAATAAAATCGCAACACCATCAATCTTGCATGTTCATGTGCTTCCAGATGTTAGAGGGAATGTTGATGAGCAGATATCAAGCATGAAAGCTTTCAATTCAGACAAGACTTCGTTTATCTCTGAGTTTAGCAGAAACGCATGGGGATATGATTCCAAAAATTCAACAGTTATAGAACACGGAATAGATACAGATTTTTGGAAGTATACTGGAGCAGAAAGAAAAAATCACTGCCTGTCTGTTGTGAATGATTGGCCAAATAGGGATTGGTGCTGTGGTTTTAATCTATGGAAAGATACTATACAAGATGTTCCGGCTCTTGTCGTCGGTAAAAGTCCCGGCTTTTCTTTTCCGGCACAATCACCAGAACACTTGAGGGATATATACAGCTCCTCTAGAATATTTTATAATACATCGTTACATTCACCTGTGCCTACTGTATTATTAGAAGCGATGTCTTGTGGATGTGCTATTGTTTCTACTGCTACGTGTATGATACCAGATATAATCCTGCATGGATATAATGGTCTAATATCAAATGACCCAAATGAATTAAGATATTTTTTAAATAGACTACTTAACGATGAGGAAAAAGCAAGGACGCTTGGCGATAACGCAAGAAAAACAATAGAACAGAAATTTAACTTAAAAAGATTTTGTGAAAATTGGAATGACTTATTCTACTCTACAATAGAAGAATACAAAGGTAAAGCATGAGAATATATCTATCTACAGAACAGCCGGAAGACACAACATATATA